TAAGTGAATGGCAGTTATGCCCAATGTGTTATGGTGAAGGTCAAATAGATAATATTGGCACGTCAACATCTATAAAGAGAATTTGTCCAGTGTGTAATGGAAGTAGAACGTTAATAAAACCAGTTTATGACGCGGAACCATTAACACAAAATCAGAAAATGATGTTATCTGAAATCTATAGTGTGTTGTGGGCAGAGGCGTATTATGATTCATTAAATACGTTTACTCAAAATTTCGCAAAACCGCTGGCTGATAAAATGAGTGAATTGAACGAAGAGTTAAAGTTCAAAAAATAATTACTTTTTTTTGTAACCTTTTATAATAACCTACGTTAAACTAATAAATAACCAAAATGAAAACAATCAAAAAAACAGCTATTATTATCGGGGCAGTCTTCGGTGTATTGGCAATCGGGTCATCATTCAGTCATGATATTAAGGGGCTGGTTATTAACTTAGGGGTAATAGCTTTTTGGATTACTGTGTATAAATTAATATCATCAGCGGAGCAGAATGAAGCGTGATGAACTAGACTATCTTATCCAGGACATTAAGCTAAAAGAAATAGAGCTGAGTGATAAGTACGGCGTATGTGTAGAATTGTCATTTAGAATTAAGGATGTTAGTTTAACATGGCTGTGTATGGAGGTAAATAGTATTTTCGGGGAGCATTACGCTAGGTTCGGGGATAAATGCGATATTAGGTTAAGGAGTACCAAGATGGAGATTACTATGTTCAGGCATTTATTTTGTTTGTTTGCTAAAGAATACGGGTGGGGGAATCAGGACATCGCCGATTATTTAGGTAAAAAAACACATACATTTACATTATTTGGTGTCCGGGCAATTAAAAATAGGATAGCAACTAAAGAAGAATTAGTGTGCAGGTATTACGAATTAATCAAGGAGAGATTAAATAAGCACAAACCTGTAAGAAAATGAATAAATTAATAATTATTACAAACCTGAGACAATTATGAGTCAAGAACAAGAAGATGTAGATTTCTACCAACCATTATTTAATTTAATGTTTGATGAGCATAGAGTAATACTAACTCAAGCCGAGGCGGATGAGATAATAGTAACAGTTAAAACCATGTTTAATGAGGGTAAGGAGGATTTGTCACCCGAAAAAATTACAGAAATATGAATATAATGTTTATGACCAAGTTCCCTGACGGAACTCCAACTGATTTCGTGAGAAAAATAATAAAGTCAATTTATCCTCACGAATATGAAAATAGGCGGAGCATGGTAGAGATGATGGTTTCGGGAATGGTTCCCCCGTTCATATTCCCAAAAAGGCATACAATAAGGCGGTCCAAGCGAGTTAGGAGAGGGATGCAGCTGTCGTTAAGAACATGGCATGGAAAGCCTTATCGAAGTAAGCAGGCAGAGTTTTTAAATCATATTTGCGTTTCTACGCAAGACGTTACTATATTTAGGGTTCACGGCAAGGTTAGGGTATGGATTGGCGACAACATATTAGACAACGAAACAGTAGAAGTGCTTGCGATAAATGATGGATTTGATTCGGCGGACGACTTTGTTAAATACTTCCAAAAAGGTTTTATTGGACAAATTATTCACTGGACAGGGTTAAGATATTAACTTTTATTTGGCGGATGACTAAATAATAGTAATTTTACAATAACATTGAGAGAATGTCTAAACAAGTAAAGAAGAAATTATACCAGCAACAACAAGATGCTGTTAACTCACTACCTATTCATGATAGTAGAGCAGTAGAAGACGTACAGATGTACTTGTCACTACCCGAAGAAACAATCAACAGCTTACCGCAATTCAATGATGACGGCGAAATAGCTTTTTATTCAGTCGGCGATGTATTATTGGGAAAATTAGCGTTAATTCAATTTATAAAAACCATAAAATCAAAAAAATGACTTACAGATCAAAATTATGCGAATTAGTTGACGACTTAAACAGAATGGCAAACGACAAACTAAGGTCTCCTGATAAAAGAAGTGGAGAGTTTGAATTAAGCATAGAAGACGGATTAATGAAAGTGTCTGACGATAGACATGAGGATTGTTGCAGAATAACATTACGATACAAAGAAGGACAAATGTATCACTTGATATATTCAAAAACAGGAAACTCGTCTAATGATTTTTTCTATCATACATATTTTGATATACTTAGAAGTGGAATATTAGGAATTGATTCTGTTGGACAAATGAAAGACAGTTTCGGACACGACGTGAATTTACTAAGTTTCGCGACGCTATTAACTGAAGGATTAAAAAAACTAAAAACAACATAAAAATGAACATTACAATCAATAAAGGAGGGAAAGAATATGAATTCAAGTACTCCGTAGAAAAACCAGAAATATCTAAAGGTGCTCAAAAACACTTATCATTCCATAAATGGAATTGCAGTGAATTACCAGAAAGCGAAGTGTTTTTCGGAGAATACGATAATTCAGGCGCGACAAAAGAGTCATTAAAAGAAAAGGCAGAGAGGTTTATTAACGAACTACCTCAAATTAAGTCAATAGTTGAAGTAGCGGAAGCTCCAGTAGAAGAAGTGATCGAGCCAATGATTGAAGAAGAAGTAAATGCCGAGGCTACAGAAGAAGAAGTGGTGGATGAACCAACTATTGAAGAGTTTACTGAGATAGAAGAACCAAAAGAAGAAGGATTTTTTACTAAATTAAAAAACAAACTAACTAATAATTAACCATGAACATTTACTTAATCAAAACAATTAATGGGGGCTTTAAAGGATTAGAACTTAGTTTCCTGGAAGAACGCACAGAGGCCAATAAGCGAAAATTTATTGACGACATTACAAAAGAAAAAAACGATCCTATTCACCTGGCGCTCGATAAACTAATCAAATCTTTAAGAAAATACCTACTTGAAATTTGCGGAAACATTAATGATAGAATGGATGATTCAGAAATAGACTATGCCATCGCCGAGACTGAAATTATTTCAATCGAGATGAAGAAAACATTCTTTATAATTAAAGGAGAAAGAGAATGGAAGAACAATAAAAGATACACTCTTAAAACCCCAAAGATTGAAGAGAAAGATAACCATGATAGTTTTGAAGATGTGCGTGCTATTTTAATGGACATTAGAAAAGAAGCAGAGATTTACTTAAAAGGGACTGCTATCGTGACTGACCAAGAAGCAGCGGTTAGGTGGATTACAAGCGGCAAGGACAAGTCAATGACTAAGGACGATTACGATAAAATGACTGAAGAAGAGCAGCTGGCATATCATAAGAAAATCATCGAAGAAAAGTTCGGAGGTATTGTAATGGTTCAGGAAGACGTAACGGAAGATATTGAACATGAAGAGGTGTTGTTATTAGAAGAAAATATTCAAGAAATAGATTTGGAGGAAATGTAATGAGTCATAATCTTTTTAAATCAAAAGTAAAACTTGAACCGGTAAAACACATATATACATGTGATGAGGGTAATGAATACAAGTCAGTAACAACGCTTCTTAAAACTATCGCTGAAGACTTTAAAGACACATTTGCGTATAAGAATGCGAGTGAAGGAAAAAGAGCTGAATGGAAAGAAAAAGGAACTATTGCGGCGGACGCGGGAACACGTATTCACAATGCACTTGAATTATTCGCTGAGATAGGTCAAATATCGCAGGAGAACGAAGAGCTGCGAGAAGCTATACTTAGTATTCACGAAGAATATAAGGGATATGACAAACTTCATAATGAAATTTGTTTACACAACGAAGACTTGAGGATAGCAGGAACAGCGGATAGAATATGCGCAATAAGTAATAGAAAAGATTGCGCTGTTGACATCGCGGACTTCAAGACAAGCGGAAGTAAAGGAATACAGTTTTACAGCGACTACGGAAAGAGACTTTGGCCGCCATTTGAACATTTGCATGATTGTAATTACAATAAATACAGCTTCCAATTGTCGATATACGCATACTTTTTTGAGTTATTAACCGGAAGAAAAGTAAGACAGCTATATATACATTTCATTCCGTTAGACAATCCAATGAATCACAGAAAAATCCCTGTTACATATTTAAAAACAGATGTTATGTTATTACTTGAAAAATACAAACAACAAGCACCAGTAGTTGAATTAAATGAAGAAGGAGAGTTTTAAATGAGTTTATTGTTTTTTATAGATCCCAAGAACGAGGGAATTGTATTACGTCCAGATTGCTACAAGTTGCACCCTGAACTTTCGCCATTAGACGAAAAAGAGTTGTTGTTAATAATTCTTACATACGACTATCATAGTCCGTACAGGCAGTTTCCTGAGCCTGAAAGAAAGCGTAAGGCGGTCTTCCATGTATATGGAGAAAACGAGTTAGAAAAGTATGGTGAGCCTACGATGAGAAATGCAATTGAGGCTTACAAGTCTTTACAATTCATCCCGGAGCTTTATCAAGTAGAGGTATATCAAAAAAAGATAGCAATGCTTAATGAACAATTGGTAAGCGATGATAATATAACTTCTACAAAAAAATCGCTTGAAACTATTAAATTATTCGAGGACGCAATTCGCGACTTAGAAAAAAGAGCTACTGATGCAATTGTAAATAAAGGACAAATAAAAGGCGGGCAAGAATTATCATTTATAGAAGATACTATGAAGAGTGAAAAGTATTATAACTCAATTATTCAGAAAAAATGATAAACGTCACGATACCAAGGCCGCCATATTTTAAAGGCAAAGGATTTCTTAATAAATTGATTCCAATTGTGTTATATGGAATACATAAGGATGCTGATAGTAGGTTAAATCCAAAAGTTATAGGAACGGCAGCTTGGAGATCCTTCTGGGAGGAGGAACTTTATAAAATAAGAAACGGAGTAATTTGCCCAGGTATCGGTTGGGTTACTGGACGTTTTTATTATTACATGAATTATAAATGGATGTCAACTATTATGGGGCCAATTACTCCAGATATGGTTGATTTGCATTTAGAGATTGCGTATTTAATTGAATACGCTAAAACCAACCACCATAACTTATTATTCCCTAAAGGGCGTAGAAAGGGTATTTCGGAAGCTGCGCACACCATGATTATTGATTGGGGCTTTAGATTTACTTATGGGTATAAGGGAGGCGTTGCTTCTGGAAAGAAAACATACGTAGATGACTTTATCTCTAAATGGAGATATGCAGATAGTAATTTACCACCGGAGTTAAGTGTAAAGAAACTTGTTGATAATGATGATGAAATAATAGCTGGGTACTCTATTAAGAACGAATTTAACGCATTTGAGGACAAAGGAACGTTCAATACTATTTATGCACGTACCATGCACACGAATCCTAATATGTTTAAAGGGCTTTATTTGAACGATGTTATATCTGAAGAATTAGGAGAGCATGAGCATTGGTTTGAGTTCTTTAGTGCGACAAAAGATTGTTTAATGAATGGTAGTGTCCAAGAAGGAATGTTCTGTGCATTTGGAACTGGAGGTAAGGTTGATAAGGGAAGTAAAGATTTTAAGAAATTATCAGAAGAGGCAGAGTCCCATAACTTTATTGAGTTTTTAATTCCGGCGACTAGGTTTTATTATTATGGTGGGGCGACAGAGAAGAATAGGCAATTGCCATTAGAGTCGGAGTTGTTTAAAACACGGAAGCCTTATGAGTTAATAGGAGTAGAGGATGTTGTTTTAGCTGAAAAAAGAATACTAGAACACAGAGAAAAATTATTAAAGTCCGGTAACATAAAAGCGTATAACGAGGACCTACAAAACAATCCATTAAATAAGGCAGAAATATTCCGGAAGTCTGTAGTAAATGATTTTGATTCAGCAAAACTTACGGAACAACAGGCGGCTATAGATAGTTGTCCGAAAAAATATTCTAAATATAAATTGGAGTATGTAACTAGTGACGATAAAGGCACGATAAAAATGCCTTATGAAGTTAAATTAGTTCCGGCAAAAGATTACGAAGAAGAATCCGAATGTGTGCTTATAATTGATACAGAGCTTTACAGAAATGCCCATAAGAATTTATATGTAGCTGGAATTGATAGTTATGACGCAGACACGTCTAAGACATCAAAATCTTTAGGGGCAATGTGTGTTTTAATTAGAGAAAACGGAATAAATGGAGCGTTAAGAAGAGCGCCGGTTGCGGTAATAAGAACTAGGCCAAGGAGAAAAGAAATATTTTATGAAATGTGTTTTAAACTTGCCGTCTACTATAAGTTAGATGCAAATGTGTTAATAGACGTTGCTAAGCCAGCGATAATAGAGCATTTTAGAAACAAGGGTGGCGAAAAATACTTAGCGGAACGGCCAAGAAAGATAGAGAAAATTGATTCTTCATTACAGCACGATTATGGATTCTCTATAAATGGATCAAGTAAGCCTCAAATGACTGGGTATATGGGTACGGCAATCATGGACTATTGTCAGAACATTTGGTTCCCAGATTTAATAAATGAACTTGGAAATTACGATGAAGTAGAAATAGGAAGTGATAATGACTTAGCGGATGCTTATGGAATTGCACTGGTACAAGATGCGTGTTCTGAAACGAGGCCAATGAATTTAAACGAAACTGAATCAGAGAACGACAAATTTAGATTGTCATTCGAGAAAGAAGGTTATTTTGATGAAAACAGACAAGTGTTCAAAAATAGTGAACAAGATTTGTAATTAATCACTATATTTGATAAGTTCTTTCATATTTTAATTAACGGGTTAAGGGTAGTCTAAAAAGCTACCTTTTTCTTTTTTAATAACTTTTATATAACGTTAATAACTAAATGTTTATATTTGGTTCAAATTAACACTTTGCATGAGATTTCCTAGACAAGATATACCTACTATTGAAAAAACACCAACGTGGTATAAAGAAACGCTTGACTACGCACAAGACATCATAAAGACATCTAGCACTACACAAAGTAGAATGGATGAACTTTACGCTACGTTTAACGGAACACGCAAAGCAGACAGTGTTAAATGGCTAACTAATACATATGGAAAGCCTAATAGGGTTCCGTATGAGGCTTATAGATTAAGTCGAACTAAGATTAACCTTTTAGTCGGAGAGCTGCTTAAACGACCTTTATCAGCGACTGTTACTACTATTAATTCGGCGGCGATGTCTGATAAGATGCGTAATTTCAACTTCATGAAAGGCGCAATGGTGGCTAAACAAGAGCTTGAAGAAGTGCGTGATAAAGTTGGTATTGATGTCATGGAAGGCGTTCCTATACCAGAGAACGAAGAAGACCCGATATTTAAGAAAATGTCCTTTAAAGATAAGTCAGAAGATATAATGCAAATTATCCTCGATAATGCTGTTAAAGAACTTAACATAAAGAAATTTACCGCGGATAATATTAAAGACGTTTTAATAGCGTCTATGTACTGGAATAAAAAAGAGATAGATGACAAAGGAGACGTAAAGATTTATCGTATTGACCCGCGCGATGCTATTTATGAGTTAATCGAGGGAGATGATTATTTTGAGAGAAGTACTGTAAAAGGCGCGCGTCAAACTATGACTGTTGAGGAAGTGCTTCGGCGATTTGATTTGACTGACAAAGAAAGAGATACGCTTGATGAAATTAGGGGTAATCCTGACGAATGGAATAGAAGATACCCAAATGCTATTTTTTATAAAAATGGTCAATTAACAGTAAGCGTTATTCATATTGAATGGAAAGGTAGTAATGTAGATTATTGGAAAGAGATTTCAAAGAAACCAAGTGAATTTACGATTGACGGAAGAGATTCAGAAACAGTTGAAATTCCATTAGATGCTAAGGGTTACGAGAAAGATAAATTAAAGTACGATAAACGCGAAGAAAAGGGTGACTTTAAGATAAGAAAAAGATTTAGAGAAGAATGGTATGAGGCAACTCGTATCGGGGGAATGATAGACGTTAATTGCCGCCCTAAGCCATTCCAGACTCGCGACATGGATAATCCTGCTTATGTACTTAATTGTTCATATAGTGGATTTACATTGCCGTTAGTTGACGGATGTAGAATATCATTACAAGAAGAAATGCAAAAGTTTGACACGCTATTTGATATAGTGATGTATCAGATTAATAAAGAACTTGCCAGAGCAAAAGGAAAGATTATTACTTTTGACAGAGCCGCATTATCTAGTGGACAAAAATTAGAAGATGTTATTTATAGAGCAGCGAATGAGCAGTTTTTAGATTATAACTCATCGGCAGCAGGTAATCAATATAATAAAGCAGTTGACCCTGCGAATATGTTTAAGGAAATCGACTTAGGTGTTAGTAGTGCGTTTCAGTATTTAGTAGTAATGCAAGGGAACATCATTAATATGCTGAATCAGATTACCGGAATAAATGAGAATAGAGAGGGTAATATTGCGGCAAGTTCAACAGCGACAAATGCAACTGCGGCGATACAAAATTCACGAACTATTACAGAGGCTATATTTTACGGGGTTAATATAGGGACACAAAAGTTTTTACAAGATATTACTAATTTATCAGCTATTTCATGGGCATTTTATAAGACTGAAAAAGGCGAGCAAATATTAGGAACAGATAGGTTTAACTTTTTAAAGGTAACTCAAGAAGAGGGGTATAAAAACTATGGTGTTTATATTGATAACGGAACTGAGTACATGGAGAATAAACAGCTAATGAAAGAGATGGTTTCTTATTCGTTAAATACTAAAGAAATACGTCCAGTAGATGCTTATAGGGTGCTTACGGCTGAAACTAAAGCGCAGATGGACCAATTCTTTATGCAAAGTTGGACTGAGATGGAAGCATCGAGACAGCAGTCGGCTGAACAACAAAACCAACAACAATCCCAGATTCAAGAGGTGAATAACAGAAATCAAATTCAGTTACAGAGAGAATTGATTGAAGATTCGCAAAAACAAGAATCGGACATTGTTGTTCTCAAGGGAGACGTTCAAATGCAAGTTGACGACAATAAAGCAAAGTCAGATATGTTTATTCAGCAACAACAGGCGCAATCAGATTTATTAACAAATTTAAAAACAACATAAAATGATAAAACTAGATTTAGAAAAAGTAACAGATATGGTTAGTTTAAAAGAAAAACTAAGAAGTATTATCTTAAAAATAAATGAGATTGTTGACTATTTTAACGGGAAAGGAAATGGTTCTTATAAAGTATACGTAGCCACAATGACTCAGTCCGGGGTAAATAACCCCCCTGTACCCACTGTTTTAAGAAATACGATTGGAGGAGATATTGTATGGACATATTCATCTGCTGGAGACTATATAGGAACGCTAACAGGGGCGTTTACAGTCGGCAAGGTATGGACTAACTTTAGTCCAATGCACGTTGTGGCGCTAGATTCTTATGCGGTAAAATTACTAACTGTTGATACTATTTCTCTTCAAAGTGGATTGCTTGCAGATGCTCTGCATGATGATATTTTACTTAATTCACCAATAGAGATTAGAGTGTATTACTAATTATTGTTAATAACTTAACTATACTGATTAGCAAGAAAATATATAAATTTAACAAAAAATAAATAATATGCCAGAAAATGACACACAAGAGCGAGAGGCTCCTAAAGTTGATTGGAGCGCAATGGAATCTGACTTCGGGTCAGGGGATGCGCCAGTAGTAGAAGAAAAAACAGAAACAGTAGAAGAAAAAGACCCTAATGAAATAACTAACCCCGAAATTAAGGAAGATGTTGTTGAAGAAGTTAAGCATGAAGAAAAGGTTGATGAAACTAAAGTTGATGAAAAGGCTGAAGAAGTAAAAGAGCCTGTTTTAGAGTTTAAAAAAGAAGACATTGCTGATTATAAAGAGTCGGCGGAAGATGGGACGTGGAAAGCAGTAGGTGAACTACTTGACGTAGAAGTCGCAGACGAATCGCCAGAAGCCCTTGTTACGGCTTTAGAGGCTAAGTATAATAACAAGATTGAAGAAGCCCGTAAGTACACTATAGATGAGCAATTATCTAAGTATAAACCAGGGACGGTTGCGGCGATCAAGTTAATGGAAATGGGGTATTCTGAAGAAGAAGCCTTTAATCCAACAGGTAAACTGAAAGGTTATCTACAACTAAGCCCAACAGAATTAGTAAGAACTAATTTAGAAGGATTAGAAGGATGGGATGAAGAGCGAGTTAATCTGGAGATGGAATCATTAGCTGCAAAGCCAGAACTTTTAAGGCATGAAGCTTTAAAATTAACTGAATGGATTAATAGTGAAATAGGTAGAAAAGATACTGAGCGAGATGCTTTAATACAACAATACACACAAAACAAGGATAAAGTAGTAGCACAGCAACGGGAACAACATTTATCCCAAGTTAAAGAAGCCCTGATGTCATCAGATTCTTTCTTAGGAGCTAAAATTAATTCTGATGCGAACTCTGAGATATTCCAAAAGTATAGTCGAGGCGACTATGGGGATATTTTTAAAGACGGAAAAAGTGTTGCGGACTATCTGCGTTTTAAAGCGTTTGGGAATAAAATTATTGATGAGGCTAAAAAAGGTTTTTATGCTAAAGGAAAGGAAGAAGTAACCAAACAACTGCTAAATATTCCGGTAAAACAGGGCGAGGTGTCCCAACGAGTAGTGGAAAAAGTGGCAATCAATAACCAATCAAGTAAAGGCGATGAAATGTTAAAGGGCGATTTTGGATAAAATTTATTCAAAATTAAAAACTTAAAAAATGGCAATTCAAGGCAAAATACAAATTAACACAGGTACTTATACAGATACCTGTGTAACAGAGAATGACTTATTACTTAACGCGGCGAAATATCCAGCGTTTCGCGAGATGATGGATTACGTTCAAAGACGTTCATTATCTACATTTTTAACTTCAGGCGGTGTAACTCCATACGGTGTTGATAATCCTAATAAGTCAAAAATTAAAGTAGTAGATGGTAAACTAATTGGTAATAGTGGCTACAAATACAACGTTATGGGTCGTATTGAGAAAGCAACTGCGATATTATCTCAAGTTGGTTCATCTCAATCAGATGGAACATTTACTCTTAAAATGCAAGAACGTTACCTGCACAAAGGTGATGTTGTAATGTTTAACGGTCAACGTTTACAAGCACTTGTTCACACTAGCGGTTCAGGTTCTCCCGCAATGGGATATACTTATACTTTCCAAACAATGGATGGTACAACTTTCTCATGGACAACTCACGTAGCTGGTCAATCAGGAACTAAAACTTGTATGCCAGTTCATACTGCTTTTGGTGAGAAATCATTAAGAGGTTACGGTAAATCACGTTTCCCTGATACTTTTATCAACTTTACAACTATTCAGCGTAATACTACTGCAATTACCGGTGGTGCTGCTTCAGATGTATTGTGGTATAAGTACACGGACGCAAAAGGAAATGCTGCTGGTAGCTGGTGGATGTATCAAGAGGTTAACCAGAACCGCGCACGTTTCGTTTACGAAAATGAGCGTCAAAAATGGTTTGGTGTATCTAACATGAAAAATTCAGACGGTTCAGTTAAAGCTGTTCCAACAATGCAAGATGCTGAAACAGGAATGTTTATTCAAACTGGTGACGGTTGGGAAATGCAAGTTGCTGGTGGAAACGTATTATACGGGTCTGCTTCTGATGGAATGTGGACTTTAACAGACATCATTGACTTAGTTACTGCTTTAGAGCTTCAGGGCGATTCAGTTAACGGTGTTAATTTAGTTGGTGTAACTGGAACTAAAGGTTATTCTTTAGCACAACAATACGGAGCTCAATTAGCTGGTAACCAAAACACAACTTTCATGCAAAATGTTACTCAGGACGGAAGAACTGGTGGCGGCATGATTGATGCTGGTTTTGAATTCCAACGTTTGAACTTCGGCGGCAACAGTATTACTTTCGTTAAACATCCATTGTTTGATGACCGTGATATGTTTACTGAATTAGATTCAAGTGGCATGCCATTACAATCTTCTACTGTATTCATTATGAATGTTGGTGTTGGAACTAATTTGAACATGGAAATTATCGCAAAAGGCGCTAATGGATTTAATCGTTCAGATGTTAATGCTAAATTCAATGGTATGACTGGAAGC